TCCTGCCCGTCCGGGCCCGTGTACATGTAGCCCAGCAGGAACTTCTCCGGGTCCGGCACCGGCCGCATACGGTCCGGGCGCACCGGCCACAGCTCCAGCGGCAGGCTCACGTTCTCGTTGTGGGCGATGACCCACCACGTTTCGCCTGTCAGCTGCTTGTGCTGCGCTCCGGCCTCAACGAACTCCGACTGCGTGTAGAACGCATTCGGCTTGTTCCACAGGTCGAGGGCCGCGTGGCTGGTGACCTCGACGCGGTCTTCTTTCTTCCCCGACTTGGCCTTGCGGTAGAGCTTCCACTCGACGCCGGCCTCGGCTTTGGCGGTGCGGTTGACGATGGCGAAGAGGGTGGAGACGGAGCCCATCGCGCCGAGTTCGGCGGTGGTGCCTCGGTTGGAGCCGAAAAGACCGTGTCCGTAGGACTGGTGGCGGGAGGCGAAGGGGACGGGGGTGTTGGTGGGGCGGGTGCGGAGGTTGCTGGCTGCGTTGGCGAGGGAGCCGAAGAGGGTTTTGCCCACCGGCCACCTCCTTCACGTCAGTCGCTGTCGAGCACCCATTGCAGGACGCAGGTGAGGACTCCTCCGGAGATGAGACCCACCCCTGCACCGAAGATATTCCAGCATCCTGCTGTGATGAGTGTAAATCCTCCTGTCAACATGCTCGCAGGCCGCAAATCTTTCAGCTTCTTGGGGTTCACTCGAAGGTTCCTCATCACAGCCACCTCACTCGTGTCCGGCCAGCGGCATAGAACGCCAGCAGCAACGCATCCGCGTTGTCCGGCGACCGCCCGAGCCGCTTCCTGATCTCGTCCTTCGGCTCCACCCGGATCCGCCCCTTCGGATCCACATCCCACCGCGGCTCCAGCAACTGCGCCACCGTCGTATCCGCGTTGTCCATCGCGGCCAGATGCCAGCCACCCGACTCCGACAGGCCCCGGCCGAGCTCCCACCACAACTCGGCCCGCAGGTTCATGTACTTGGTGGGCTGCGACGCGGCTTCGGCGACGTTCACCCCGATGATGTGGGCCGTGTGCTCGCCGCGGTTCGCCATGTTCCGCAGCTCGCCGATCACACCGAAGCCGATGCCGATGCTGTCGACCTTCACAACGGTCGCCCCGGACTCGCGGATCGCCCGCAGCACGAGGGGGGCGATCTGCTCGGGCCGGTCCGTGTGCGCGCGCCACTCCCTGCCGGCCTGGAACCCGCGACGCTCCCGGATGACGGTCTCGTCTCCGCCGCCGCCGACGTCGACGCCGAGTTCGACGGGCAGGAACTTGTCGGCGGGCGGGCGGGTGTCCCAAGGGAGGCGGCAGCGGGCGATGTCGGAGCCGCGGACGACTTGGTTGGGGCCGTCCTCGGAGAACTCGCCGAGCACCTTGCTGCGGTAGACGGGGTTCTCCTCGCCCCACTCCTTCGCCTTCTCCTCCACCCACTCCCGGCCGACGAGCGCCGCGGACATCTCGTGCGGCACGTCCTCCCCGGTCAGGTTCGGGGAGTCGAAGGCGCTGATCGCCATCTGATGCCAGCCCGACCCAGGCGTACACACCCGCCTGAAGTGCGACGCAGGGTTGTCCGGGTTGCCGATTGCGACGATCCGACAGTCCGGGCCGGTCGCAAGCGCGTCGGCCGCGGTCCACAGCTGCTCCGGGATGCCGCACGCCTCGTCCAACACGACCAAGACATAGCGGGCGTGGATGCCCTGGAAACCGTCCGTGTCGGTGTCCGCGGGCTTCCGGCCGTAGCCGACGAGTTCGTCGTCGATGAGCCACTCGGTTTGGTTGACCCGGCCTGCGAGTTGCCCGGCCCTGTGGTGCTTGCGGATGTACCGCCACAGGATCGCCCGCACCTGCGAGAACGTCGGCGCGGTGGACACCACGAAGGCTTCACCGGGCGGATGCGTGTCGAGCCACCAGCATGCGATGAGCGCGGCAGTCCAACTTTTCCCCACGCCATGTCCCGAACGGACGGCGACACGACGGTGGTCACGGACCGCGTTGAGGATCTCCCGCTGCTTCGACCACACCGTCTGATTGAGGCGTTCCTCCACCCAGCGCACAGGGTGCGCCCCGTACTTCGCGGTCCGGCCGGCCAGGGCGTTGCGGTCGACGAGGGTCTTCAGCTGATCGCGGAGCATCTTCAACTGGCGGGTATCGCCCGCGCGCACAAGCTGGCCGACTTGGGAGCGGATCCGCTCGACGTCAGCTGCTGGCGTCGTCACTGGCGGTGCCGCGGTCGAGGAGGGCGCTGATCTCGTCGCCAAGCTGCTGAGCGTCGACGCTCACGCGGGAGGGCGCGTCGAGGCCGAGGAGCTTGCGGTAGGACTCGCGGACCTTGACGAGGCGGTCGATCGCGGCGAGTTTCGGTCCGTCGTCGAGGAGCGGTTTCCCGTCGGCGTCTGTGATGACCTTGCCGTGGGAGACGGTGACGTGGTCGCGCAGGAGGACTTCGAGGGCTTCCTCGTACAGGGTGTCGAGGCGCTCCGCCTCGTGAGCAATCAGCTTCTCGGCGGGCCCGCGGACGATTTCACGGAGGACACCGCGGATGGCCTTGCGCGCGGTGCTCTTGTCGTAGTACCCGAGCTCCTCGGCGATCGCGGTAAGGGTCCAGCCTTCGGCGCGGAGTGCGGCTGCGCGGGCGTCGCGGGCTGCGCTCTCGGCGGTGCGGGTGAAGCGGTTCATCCCGTCGCGGGCCCTGGCTTGACCGTTGCCGGTGGTGTGGCCGGCGGGCTGCTGGGGCTCGGGCTCGGCCGGTACGGGTGGCTCGTTACCGGTATCCATGGTCTGATGGTAACGAGGGTGTGCAACTGGTGGACGGTGGTGCACGCGCGAGAGGGCCCGATTCCCGGGGCGGTGGCGAGACCGGGAATCGGGCCCTCTGCTGTGCGCGATCGTGCGGCGGCCTAGCCGGGGCTGTGGTCGGGGCAGTAGTCCCGGCCCTCAACGTCGCTCCACCCGTCGGCAGCGAGGGAGCGGCGGTGGTCGGCGGCTTCCTTTTCGCGGGGGGTGGGCTGGCAGGCGGCGCGGAGGGAGTACTCGGGGCAGTCGTCGTGGGCGCAGCGGATGGTGTGGGCCATGGCGGTTCTCCTATGCGGCGAGCGCGCCGGCGTGCAGCTGGACGCGGGCGGTGATGGGGAGGTCGACGGAGTTCCGGCCACGTCAGTCGGCGTCCTCGGTGTCGCACAAGGCGCGGTGCAGGCGGACGGTCTCACCGTGGCGGGCGGCCTCGGCGACCTCGCTGATGTCGACCGGCGCAGGGGTGGGCGCGGGGCTGTCGGCTTCGCCGACGATCTGCGTCAGGGCGGTCTCCAGGCGCCCCAGCCAGTAGGCGGGGTCCGCTTGCCAGTCGGCGGCCTTCAGGTCCGCGAGGGCGCCGCGCGCGGCGTCCAGGGCGGCCTCTCGGGAGGCGGTGTTCTCGGCCATCAGTTGTTTTCCTCGTTGAGTTCAGCGGCCTTCGCGTCGGCCGCAGCGCGGCTGCTGTTCGTGGCCACGTCCAGGTCGGTGCGGGTGTCACGGACGGCGAAGTAGTCGCGGCCCAACTCCAGAACCACGTAACGGGGCCTCGTCGGGGCGGCGGCCTTCGGCTGCGCCCAGGGGCTTCGGGTGGTGAATGGGTCCGCGCTACGCCGAATCCACGTCCACGGGTCAACCAGCGTGCCGGGGACCTGCTTGGCCTCCTGTGCTTCCGGACGCTCGAACCCGCCGTGCTTGTTCTGCTTCGGCAACTCGTAGTCCTCGGGGAGGCCGGGCTCCCAGGGCTTCTCGCCGGAACCGGGGCAGATGTCGCCGTCCGGTTGCTGCGGGAGGCCACCCGCGAGGGTGAAGTGCCCCATGTCGACGGACTCGCGGTGCTTGCGCATGGTGCCGTCCTGGCGGAGCTTGCCGGCCCACTTGCAGCGGGGGCAGATGGCGTAGCTGTTGTCGGCGGTGGCGTGCATCTGGTTCTCCTTGCGGGTCGTGCTCGTGGCGGTCGTCTGGTGCGCCGTGAAGTTGGTCTAGCCGACCTCCGTGGTGAGGAGGTGGCGGGTGCCCTTGTAGCTGCGGAGGCCGGTGTAGAGGGCTTCGTCGATGGGGCCGTAGACGTGGACGTGGATCCACTTACCGGTGGTGCGGTGCTGCGCCCACACCTTGAGGGCGTCGCGGCCGGTGGCGGCGCGGTATGCCTTGGCGACGTGGCGGCCGAACCAGGACTTCTTGCCGTCGGGGAGGTAGCTGCCGCCGGTGCGGTCGAGGAAGTCGCCGGTGCGGATGAGCCGGCCGGTCTCGACGAGGGCGCCGATGATGCCGGAGAGGGTGCGGTAGCCGAGGGCCTTGGTGGTGGCAGCGGAGGCTCGGAGGCTGTTGCGGCGGGTGCGGGTGCGGGCGTTCATCGGATCCCCCTACGGTGTTGCGCTTTCCTGTTGCGATACACGCTAGCGCTTCACCTCTATGTTGCGCAAGGGTATTGCGCTACTGTGTTTCGCATGGACCCGATGACCAAGCTCGACCAAGTCACGACGCGCTACCGAGAGACCGAGGCGGAGCACAAGGACGCCCGGAGCGAGGCCGTGATCGCGGTCGTTGACGCCCTACGCGCGGGCAAGTCGCCCACTGAAGTCACCCAGCGATCGCCCTTCACTGCCGCCTACGTCCGGCAGATCGCGCGGAAGAACGGCATCGAGCCGGCCAAGCCGGGGCCGAAGAAGGGGGGAACCGCATCAGCAATGCGACACGAGGGTTTGAGCGAGGAGAAGAGCGCATGAGCGAGGAGCCCACCGTCGTCGACGCGCTGTATCTGGACGCCGAGCACTTCGCGCTCACCGTCGAAGCGCAACCACCGCTGGAGCCGAGGGAGCGCGTACGGCCCGTCGGCCGCCCCTTCCCTGGCCTCCTGCCGAGCGCGGGCCTGGTGCGTCCGGGCGAGGAGCCGACCACATGAGCGAGCAGCAGGGCACGCACTTCTTCTTCATGTCGTTCCTCAACCCGGTTGGGAACGGCATGTTCAAGACTTTTCACCGATCTGGCACCTTCACACCGTCGCAAGGATCAACCCGGACAGACATGTTCGGCAGTCTTCTCAGCACGGTGCAGGAACAGAGCCCGGAGTTGGAAGGCGCAGTGGTGATGTCTTTCGACATCCAGCCGAACCGCATCGAGTAGCCCACCGCATGATGAAGGCCCCGCCCGGACAACTCCGGTGCGGGGCCTCACCACCTCACGGTCAGTACTCGCCCAACGCCTTCAACTCATCCGTCACCACACCCGCACGCTTTGGGCAATACGCCCGGACCCCCAGCAACACCAACTGGTAGGCGTCCGACTTCTCAGTGCCCCAGTCCTGCCCGATCGGGTACAAGTCCCCGTCACCGAGCATCCACTCCACGCTGTGCCCCTCGTCGAGAGCCGCGCACCACTTCGGAGGGAACACCTCCAGGTCCTGGTACGCCGGGATGCCCGTCGCGTACGACTCCAGGTGCGCGTCGTCGACTGCCTTCGTGAACTTCACCAGTGGATCGACAGACGGGGTGGCGCTCGCCGAGGGCTTCGCTTCCGACTTCCCGTCGTCGCTGCTACTCCCGCATCCGGCAGTCCCGGCGAGCAGCAGGGCAGCGAGCAGAACGGTGGTGGTGTGGCGCATGGTCCCCCCAAGGACTTGCGGATGGTGGCCGGATCGTAGCGCCGGCCGCCGACAACCGGCCCCGGAACGACGACAACCCCCACCGCAAGGGGGGAAGTGCGGTGAGGGTCGTCTCCCAGGGTGCCGGGCGCTACCCGGCGTGCAGCCTCCAGTGTGGCAGGCGCGTCACCGCCCGAAGGTCCGCGCGAGAAACTCCGCGACCGCGAGCAGCGCCAGACCACCCAGCAGCGCGCCCGTGCTCACGTACCGGGCGTCCGGATCCGGGGTGCTCCCGGACACGCGCACGATCGACTCGCCCCTCGGGACCAACCCGCCGTGCTCGATCCGGCGGTGCTCATCCCGGTACCCCTCCGCCTGTCTGCGGGTGACCGGGGGGCTCGCCGCATCGCACTGGCGGCAGCGGTACTCGAACAGCATCAGAGAGCCTCTCCACTCGTGGAGAGCGGTGGAGAATCGACGCTCTGACCTGCGTCTCCACCGGTCTCCACACTGTCCTGCACGTCGGGCGAGGGGAGGGCTATGAGGTCCGCCTTGCGGACCCCTGAGCGGCCCGCTACGACGCCGATACGGAGGCTGCGCTGGACGGGGATGTCGAGGGTCTGGAGCGCGGCCCGGAGTTGGGCATCGGTGTGCTGCTCACAGCCGGGCAGTTTCCGCATGGCGGGGTACAGCTCGAAGAGGTGGACGCCGGGGCGGTCCCCGATGAGGGTGAGGAGCCACCTGGTGAAGTCCTGCGGGCTGGCCTCGGCGGGCGGCTCGGTAGTGGTCTCGGTCTCGTCGGCCGGCGCCGGAATGGCGGGCGGTGCGGCCCACCAGGCAGCGACGCACCAGGCGATCGCGGCCGCGGGTACGGCGAACCGGGCGAGGTGGGGGGCGTGCATGCAGGCGTACACGGTGACGTATCCGCCGAACGCGAGCGCGGCGTACCTTTCCCAGCCGTCGAGGTGTTCGCCGAGCTGGGTCCAGCCGCGGTGGATGAGGATGCGGGAGCCTGCATAGAGGGAGGCCCCAGCCCCGCGGACGGCGAGGATGGGGCGCAGCTCTGCGGCAAATCTGCGGTGCAGGCCGGGGGTGGTGGGCTGCTCCCCTGCCTCCTTAACGATCTTCACTAGACGGCCCCCACCGCATGCGCACCCGTCAGGATCAGCGCCTGCGGGAGGCCCCAGATGCCGCCCGCCTGCGCCCACACCCCAGCCGCGAGGATCCCGGTGACCGCGGCCTTCCCCGGGGCCAGTTGACGGAAGTACATGAGCGCCGCGAATCCGAGGCTGACTCCACCCAGCCCGGCGGCGCCGAAACCGCCGTTGGTGAAGACGCTGGCGAACGCGTTGGACAAGTCCTTGCCGACGGTCCAGATCGATCCGGCGCCCATGTAGAAGGTGCCTGCGGCGACCCCGGTCCATTGCGCCTGGTCGGAGGTGAGGCGCCGACGGATACGGCTCTTCTTGCCAGCACCGCCTCCGCCGTCTTTGCCACCGCCTCCGCCCTTGGGCTCGCGGATGCCAGTCCACAGGATGAGGGTGAGGACGGTGGCAATAGCTCCGGCGCCGACGGTGCCGAGGATCTTCCCGCCCTGCACGCTGATCTCGGGTGCGGCGGCCATGAACTGGGTGAGCATGCTGGACTCCTGGTCAGGCGGCGGGTGCCCAGAGGGCGAGCGCGAGAATGGTGGTGGCGAGGGGGATGCGGGCGGCCCACGCGAGGCCCACCCACCAGTGGCGGGTACGGCGGTCCCACAGGTGGGCGATGAGCAGGCACGATCCGATGCCGAGGGTGAGAGCACCGCTGGTGCTGTAGCGGGTGCCGCAGTCAGCGAGGGATGCGGCGCACTGCTGGTAGAGGCCGAGGCCCCACCCGGCGCCCGCGGCACTGGCGTTGTAGAGCGCGGCGCGGGTCTTGGGGCTGATCGCGGCCCGGGCCGGCAGGTGGCTGAGGGCGTCGGGGAGGTGGGGGCGGGGCCAATAGTCGGGCTGTGGAGTGAAGCGTCCGGGGGCTGCCTCCTTGGCGGCAGGCTCCTCGTCGGCCTCGGCCTCGGCCTCGTCGTCGTAGAGCTGGTCCCACCAGTCGTCGGCGGTCACGGTGTCTCCGAGGGCGTCGGGGCCCACGCCGCGCAGGCGCAGGATGTCGCGGATGGTGATCTCGTCGGGGCCCTGGTCGCGGCTCACAGCTGCCACCACATCTGAAGGGCGATCGCGGCCGCCATGACCAGGGCGAGGCGGGCGAGGAATCGGACGTCGGACGCGGGCGAGCGCCACCCCCGAGCCCCGAAGATCAGGAAGGAGGCGAGGAGGAGGTAGCCCATCACGCGCCCCGCTGGTGGTCGCGGAGGTACCGGTCGACCGTGTCGGGGGATGCGGGCCGGCCGAGGTGCTCGCCCACCTTGCGGATCACATCTGACCGGTCGCGGGTTCCGGCTTCCCACACGATCCGGACCGCGTCCTTCGTGGTCAGGCGGCTGCGGTCGATCTGTGTCACGTTCGGGTCCGGACCGTCCGCGGGCAGTCCGGACTGGTCCGGATCCGTGGATCCGCCGGATCCGGAATCCGTGGCGAGAGCAGCGCGCTCGGCGCCGAGGACGTTCTGACCGCGCTGGAGTTCACGCCGGATCGGGATCATCGCGAGCTGCCCGTCGAGCACGGCGCGCCGCTTCGCCACCCACTGCTGCGTGCGCTCGTCGAGTGGCCGGGCGTGGACGCGCATGACGACGGTCCACGCACCCTTGGCGAGCCCGGACACGGCGGCGCCGACCGCGCCGATCGCCCACACCCCGGCGAGGTAGCCGTGCGCGCCGACCGCGAGCATGGCGACACCGAGGGCGAAGTGCCCGGCGTTGCGGGGCAGGCGGGCGCGGTCCGGGTCGTAGCGGAACAGCCACTCGACGCCCATGCAGATGATCCACGTGAGGTCGAAGACGGCTGCTGCGCCGTACGCGGCCGCGGTGACGGTGACGCGGGCAAGGAGGTCACCGATGCTCGCGGTGGACCAGATGACGCACGCGGTGACGAGGATGGCGGCGCCGACGGTGACGGCGGTGCGGACGGTCTGGTCCCAGTCGCGGGGCGGGAGGGGGACCTCGACGTCGTAGCGTTCGAGGACGAGTTCGGTCTCGCCGTCGACGGTGTGAGGGACCAGGCGCGTGCGCTGGATGGTGCGGGTCTTCACGGTGGCTCCCGGGTGGCGTACGGGGTGGCGGGGTTAGCGCTGCGCGCACTTCTGCTCGACGAGTACGGCGGCTCTGTCCCAGTCGAGGGAGTCGTTGCCGCCCGCGCCGGCGCGCATCTGGTCAGCGCCCCACTCGGTGCCGAAGAGGGCCAGACCGTCGCACATGGCGTTCTTGTCGGCTTCGGTCTGCTGCGCCCACGAGAGGTCGACGACGGTTTGCGTCATGTCCTCGGAGTCCGGGGCGGCGTCGGTGGTTTCGGTGACGGTGGTGGTCGCGGGGTTGTCGCTGCTCCCGGCCGACGTGCAGGCGGTGAGGGCGAGGACGGCGGCGGCGCATATGGCGGTGAGGGCGTGGCGGATCTTCATGGCGTGGGTCTCCGTGGAAAGGGCCGGGCCGCGCGCTGGGGGATGTGCGCGCGACCCGGCGGTCTGGTGGGGCGGTTGGTCTAGCGGGCGCGATACCAGGGGCCCTTGCGGTCCTGCTGCCGGTCGGCGTCTTCCCACGCCTGGCCTTGGCGGGCCGTTTTGGTGACGTTCTTCCGGTAGCTCTGCCGGCGTTTCCGGGCTGCGGTGTCGCTCGCGGACTCGCGGTCGGGGCGGGCGGCGGCGCGTTCGTGGTCGTTGCCGAGCAGGCGATCGAGGAATCCCATCAGCTGCGCCCTCCTGCCGCGTTCATGCGGGCCTCAGCGAGCTGGGTGCGCGCGGCACCAGCGGCTGCCGTCTGCTGTCCGGGGGTGCGGAGGTCGGCGGCGCAGGCCTGCACGGTCGCGGGCTGGGCGAGGATCTGGTTCGGCTTCGGTGTCCGGTCGGGCTCGTTCATCGGACACCCGCGATCGTGCGGAGCCGGTCCGCGTAGGCGCTGCGGGTGATCGGCGCGGTGATGGGCGGCGTGATGTCGAGGAGCGCGCTCGGGTTGTCGCCGCTGAGGTCGCGGGCCAGGTCGATGCGCTCACCGGGGGCGAAAGGTGCGCCGGGGTCGTGCTCGGGGTCCTGGTCGAGGCGGTCGGCCATGGTGATCAGGAGGGTGCGGGGGGCTTCGCGGCGTGGGGTGTGGTCGTTACGATCCACGTGGGCCTGCCATTTCGTCGCTGTAGTGGTGGGTCCGCCCCCGGCCCATATGGCGTTCGCAGCGCCGGGCCGGGGGCTTTGTGCTTAGTAGCTCGGGCTACTTCCTAGGACTGTACGGGGCCCCGTACACTCTGGGCAAGCGGCCCGCCCGAAGAATGTGAGGCCGGGTGTGACCGAGGAGGCTCAGCGCGTGATCGACGCCATGGACGCCGTGGAGGCGATGACCGACCCGGAACAACGCGCGAAGGCGATCGGCGAGGTGATGGCCGATCAGGCGAAGCGGGGGAAGCGTTGGCGGGAGATGCGCCGTCAGGTGGTGCTCGACATGCGGGCGCAGACCCCGCCTGTCTCGTACAGGAGGATCGCTGCTGCGCTCGGAGTGGGGCTGGCCACGGTGCAGGACATCGAGCGGGGCTACACGGGGTCAGGGAAGAACCGGCCGAGGAAGAGCGAGGAGTGAGCGGCGTGGATCTTGTGCAGTGGCTTGGCGGGCAGCTCGACGAGGACGAGCGGATCGCACGGGAGGCAACGCCCGGACCGTGGCAGAACGCGCCGACGGCTCGTCACCACACCACTGCATCCGGGCGGAGCGAGGAGGCAGTGTTCGCGTCTCCGCCCGATGTGGGTGCCATGGTCGTGGCCAGCACCGGGGAGCCCAGCGCGCGGCAGAACCTGATCAACGCCGAGTTCATCGCCGCGCATGATCCGGCCCGGGTGCTGCGCGAGATCGACGCCAAGCGGGATCTGCTGCGTCTCGCCGAGCGGGCCCACGACTACCACGAGACGTTCACGAGCGGCTTCGCGTCTGCGCTGGAAGAGACGCTGCGCCTGTTCGCCCTGGCCTACGCTGACAGGCCGGGATACCGAGCAGAGGAGTGGGCGCCGTGAGCGACACCGCCTGGGGCTGACACCCCACACCACCCGAGCCCCCGCTCTGCGCGCCGCAGCCGGGGGCTCCGGCATGTCCCGGCCTACACTCCCGCAGTGAACATTCCCGATGATCTGATCAACCTGGAACGCTCCGCCGAGGAGGAACGCGCCAAGCTCGCGGGCCTGACCGGGCCGGAGTATGAGGAGCAGTGGCGGGCGTGGCGTACCGCGTCCGAGGCGGTGCAGGCCGCGATCACCGAGCACGCCGGCGCGGCTGGTGAGAACCGGGTGGACGTCGAGATGGCGGTGAAGGCCGCGGTGCGGCATGGCGATGAGGACCCGGCTGAGTAGCCGCACGCGACGAAGGCCCCGACGGGCAGATGGTCGGGGCCTTCGTGCTGTCCGTCATCTTCCGCT